GTGACTCTTTTCATCAGATTCTCCTAATGTAAGTGGATTTGCAGAGGATGCTTTTATTTTTTCAGATTTATCTTGAAGAGTTTTTAGTATATTTTTTTCTTCAGGAGTTAAATCTATGGATTCTCTGGCAGTCTTCGTTTTACACGTTCCTCGGGAACCTCTTCCAAAAAGACAAAGGGCGCTATTTTCATTAAATAAATATCCAATACACAAAATCATTATAATAGATAACCATCCTGCAATAATAAGATTTCGTGTAGCAACAAAGAAAATAACAAATATAAGAAGTCGTCTAAACCATTGTTGATTTAAGAACTGTTCTTGTTGTTTTGATATTTCCATTGGAAGAAAACGACCACCGATATTGAGTAAAAAGATGGCAGCTCCAATCATGTAGGGAGAACTTGCAAGTTGAGAGATTGTGGCTTCAAACGGACCTGAAGGTGGAATAGTGGATGGTGTTGGACCACTAAAACTCATCTATTCATCTTTCAGAAAAATTATAGGATTTGTATCATATTTACGATATACATAACAACTGAAAGTGCTGTCATGACTCCTACACGTGGACACCATTCTGCGCCTAGCCATACTGAAAGAAGAAGTCCAATTCTCCATATGGGAGAGTCCCATAATGATACAACAATAAGAGGATATGGTGTCCGGAGAGAAAGGGCTTCAAACACATTCCATCCAATCAAGAGTAACGTGATAATAAGACGCATACTTGCATCTAAGATGCCTGATGGTTGAAGAGCATCCCAGTCCATCTTACTTTATAGAAATCTTATTTATTGGAACTACTACTGGATCCGTGAGATGAAGTCGTATGTGCATTCTCATCTTCAAGAGCATATGTACGAACACGATCGGATGAAATAGCAACAGGAGTTTCTCCTAGAACACGTTCTACAAACCATCGTTTTGGATTTGATATAAGTTTTGTTTCGGATTCTTCATCACTTACCGAATTAAGAAACCCTTCTTCTGGATCGGCTTTTTGGAGTCTAGCAAACACGATTAAACACACAACGGCAGCAAGAAGTCCAGTAGCCCAATCTAGAAATCTGGCGAAAAGGAATGGAATAACAAATAAGACTAATGTACCGATACTTGTATCCAGTATTTCAATGGACTTCCGGGGAACTGTTTCTGCGAATGTTCCTGCAACAAGAAGTCCAATGACTGTTAATATTTTTACAGGAAAGCGAAGAATGAATTGTATATTGGATATCCAACTATCTAGACTTTTATCCATTTCTGGAACAACGGGTCCAGTTGTCTTTATCATTCTGTTAGATCTCTGGATAATTGTCCATGGAAAAGACATATGTTCAACATAGAGACGTAGGGATGGAGTTCGCTTCCTTACAGGATGCATTTCCAACACTTGTAAATGAAGATGATACAAAGAAAAAGAAAATACGTAAGGCAAAGGAGGGATTTCAAGCATATGAAATGCCACCTACTGATGCGGACCGTCCGGCCGTAAAACGGATGATGGAGATACCACCCATACGACCAAGTACACAAGGAGACCCAGTAGATGAATATTTAGACGAGAGTACGAAATTTCAGAAGAAAATGACTGTAAATAATTCACTTCCTTCGCCTCCTGAATCAACCGCATTAAAGAAAGACGACTTTCCTTCATTCTTTGGAGCAGAACCATTTACGAATCCAAATGATGATGTTATGGCTCCCTTTAGTAATAATGTGAAACATTCAAATGGATATATGTTGGATGCAGATTTCACAAAATCGTTTGAACAGAGCGGATTTGGAAAATCTACAGGAACCTCGTTCCCGGTTCCAGAATTACGGCAGCATTGGAAACCTCTTTCATCCAATCGGGTAGATACTTCATATACAAATACGTCATCTCATCGTGGAGATCAATTTACAGGACTTGATGTAAGTGATATATCTGCAATGAGAGCAAAATTGGATGCATTAATGGCACGTCTAGATGATCTAGAACATAGAGCGGAAGGAGCAAATCCTCAACTTGAGATGCTTTCCTTCATTATGACTGGATTGTTTTTGATGTTTATTTTGGATATATCGGTGCGTAAATCAAATGGTATGAGGTTAATGAATGTACGGTAAATATATTCGTAAATAGTATATGGCTGTTACACGAAAGAACCGTCTTCCAAGACACGCTGCAACAATGTCTGGATTAACTCATTGGCACAAGCATGTATTTGAACATCTTGGATGGATGCTTTTAGCAAAGGCAAAGGGAATGGATGCCAAAGTAAAGGCGTATAAGATGAGTGTAGATAATCTTGTTCTTTCTATTAAGCATGTTATGGGAGAATATGAGAATCATGATAGAAAGCATGATTTGAAAGTGATGTTAATGCAAGTAGAACTTCTTCAACGGAATGTTAAGAAAATGTTTTAGACAACCTACACTAGAGTCTCACAGATAAACCTTTCTCACATATTTTACTAAAAGGAAAATATGCGAGAACGCTACTTCAGAGAGTCCATTCTCTAAATCTAAATGGAGCGAATAAATTCCCATTGTAAATCCTTACAGATTTTTTCCCAGATTTTATCCTGTGCATATAATTTATCACGATTCTTAAGCAAAGGAAAACAATGAAGAAAATGATCCAATTCAAGAAGTTCACACAATTTATACAAAACATATGAATAAGATAAAAAATTAGACCGATCTGCAGGACAATGTTTTTGGAAAGAGGGTTGAATCTCTTTAAAGAGATATCGTAATTTCTCCTCTGTTTCACGATCCATGACAGGAGCCGTATTTCCATTGAGACGACTCAAAATATGAGGCACATGTTCATAATAGGAATTATACTTGAGTTTTTTGAGAATCTCACGTATTTTACTACGATTCAATGAAGATGGATGAATTCTCTCTTTTTTAATTTGACCTTGAATAGTCTCAAATACTTCATCTGGAATTTCAGTACTTTCCTTCGCCTGGAATTGCGCAAGCCATTCATTGAAATGATTAATACGTTTATATGCATAATACGATATTTCACGAGGAGGATCCTTATAACTTGGCTTATCTGAATCCATTAATATAAGTTTATGGAATCCACACTCAGGACATGACACAGTTGCATCATTGATTGATATTTTCATATCTTCTCCACATGCATCACATATGAAAGATGTATCATTGAGAGCATGAAGAGTATGACGATTATAATGAGGATCCATACGTTGCAAATACTGATCTAGTAATGCATCACGACGTAGGGTATCTCCTTTTACTTCTTTTACACCGGTTGAAGCAATTTTGGATCCACTGGAATCTTGGCGAGAAGCATTTTCTAACGCTTCAAAAACACTTCCGGGTCGAGCACGATCTGCTACAGAAATAACATTATCTACTCCACGATTAATTCTATCCTGAATATCATAATATTGAAACAAAAGATCCCCAGCCTGTAAATAATAATCATACACTGCATTTTTCTCATCCGTGGATTGAAGTTTCTTGTTTATTTCACGAATATCTTGTTCTATTCGGTATCGCTCTATATCATTGGTTTCGTTCTGGTATTGTGCAGTTAATGCTGCAAGATTATCTTTCCATATAGACACTTGATCTCCAATGTCCTTGACTTTGGAAAGATAGTGGGTATGAACAGTATCTAGAGTTGTCCGAGCTTCTGGGTTTGATCTTTTTGATGGACGAATCTGGAAGAAGGGGTCCATCATACAGGCTAACTAAGGGGGTTCTTTCATATTCCTTTAGCCCGTATGTGTGACTATTTAGAATTGCGTGAAAGTAAATTGCAAAAGGCCTCTCCGGGCAAAAATCTAGAAAAACTTAACGGTCCAAATTTTTTTTCTCTGGATCAGGTATAATCAGATGACAGGTGGTGGATTGATGCAACTTGTAGCCTATGGCGCTCAGGACGTTTACCTAACAGGTAACCCACAAATCACATTCTTCAAGGTCGTGTACCGCCGACACACGAACTTCGCGATGGAGTCCATTGAGAACCCTTTTAACGGTTCTCCTGGCTTCGGTCGCAAGGTCACCTGCACTATCCAACGTAACGGTGATTTGATCTACCGCATTTACCTCCAGGCCACTCTTCCTAAGGTAACTCTCCAGTCCACGGACGGCTCTGGTGCCCAGTTCCGCTGGCTCAACTGGGTCGGTCACAACTTGGTCAAGAACGTTGAGCTTGAGATAGGTGGTCAACGCATTGATAAGCACTACGGTGACTGGCTCCAGATCTGGAATGAGCTTACACAGGAGCCCGGTAAGCAGGCTGGTTATGCCAAGATGGTTGGCAATGTCCCCCAGCTTGTCAATCTCCTCGTCCAGGGTGGAGAGGACTGTGATGATGACTGTGCAGGTGGTGAGCCCAACTCCTCCAACGAGGCCCTCAAGTGTGCACCTGAGTACACACTCTACATCCCTCTTCAGTTCTGGTTCAACCGCAACCCTGGTCTTGCACTTCCTCTCATTGCTCTCCAGTACCACGAGGTTCGTATCAACCTTGAGTTCAACGACCTCCGCAACCTCTGCTTTGACCAGACCCCTGTTCTCTCCAACGTCCACACCATCCGTGATCGTGTCGCGGCGGCTGGACTTGTTGCGGCCTCTCTCTACGTTGACTACATCTACCTTGACACGGATGAGCGTCGCAAGTTCGCCCAGGTCTCCCACGAGTACCTCATTGAGACCCTCCAGTTCACTGGCGGTGAGTCCATCACGAGCTCAAGCAACAAGCTCAAGCTCAACTTCAACCACCCCTGTAAGGAGCTTATCTGGGTTGTCCAGCGTGATTCATTCGTCTCATGCGACGACAACGTCATTGGACCCTGGAAGGGCCAACAGCCCTTCAACTACTCTGACTGGTGGGACCGCGCAATCCTTGAGTCAGGATACTCCGTTACACGTGTTGAGGGTCTTGCCGGCAACAACCCAACGGTCACGGCTCTCCTCCAACTCAACGGACACGACCGCTTCCAGGTTCGCGAGGGACGCTACTTCAACGAGGTCCAGCCCTTCCAGCACCACACCAACGTTCCTGCCACTGGCATCAACGTCTACTCGTTCGCCCTCCAGCCCGAGCAACACCAGCCCTCAGGCACCTGCAACTTGTCTCGCATTGATAACACCACTCTCCTCCTCACGGTCTCCAACAACGCGGTTGGCACGGCCACGAGCTCAACGGTCCGTGTCTATGCGACCAACTACAACGTTCTTCGTATCATGAGTGGCATGGGTGGTCTTGCATACTCCAACTAAACGCGAAGATACTCAGTGTTCTTCGTTATCTTACGAAATATGTTGTTTTCCTGCGTTAAATTTAAATCAAATATATCACATTCATCTAGTCTTA